TAATATCTAGTCTATCTTCTGACTTAAATATTTTGTTTCCATCCTTATCAAGAGCTTTCATAATAACAATATCGGCTAATAAACCTACATCGTTAATATTACTTGATCTTTCAAATAGACGTTTTTTTTCTGCTAGTGTTATTGGATTCCAATAAATAATTGTGGGTTTGCCACTATCATCAGGCCATTCTTCAACCTCTAAAGATTGTACTCCTAAACTCTCAAAGTGAGATTTAGCTCTGTTAAGAATTGACATAAATTATTATTCTGTACCAATAGTTAAAGCACCAGTGCCTTGAAACGTAACAGATCTAGCAACAACTCCATCTAAAGGTTGGTTTACAGACATTCCTGTAACTATACCTGAACCTTCAAATTTTCTGTCACCAGAAGTGCTTCCTTCAGGTAATAATTTAAAAGTTAAACTTGACCCAGCGGTTAATTGTGTTTGACCACTATCTGTTTCGTCAAAGTGCATTTCTAAAGTACCTGAAAATGATGTTCTACCAGCTATGAAAGATTTAGCTCCATCTTCCATTTTAGTTGACTCAACTACATCCCCTGTTGTTTCAAGAGTAAAGCCTGTTAACTCACCTACTGCCGTTCCACCTACTGCTACTTGTCCTTCTTTTCCATGATGAACTGCCATTTTATTTTCCTCCGATTGATTTGTTTATATTATTTTTCATCGTCCTCGTCAAACTCTTCTTCATTGTCCTCATCAAAATCTTCCTCTTCAAAGTCCTCATCTTCAGAGTTGTCTTCACGAATTTCGTTAATAATATCTTTTACCTCTTCACAAAGTAGAGATTCTTTATCATGCAATTTTTCTATTGCATTCATTTTTTTTTCTATTTTTTCTAAATTTTTTTCTATACTAGCCATTTTGCTCCTTAAGGTGTTCCTGATTCAAATGTGTAAATACATCTTATAGTCATCCTGATCCCACCAATAGGGAATAAAGTCCCCTCGTCAGTTTCAACAGATATAACTTCTGTATCAAGTGCATTTCCATTTCTAGTAATATCAGATTCTAATTCTGTTTCAATAGCAGTGATCAGTTGATTTCTTTTTGTATCAATATTAGTTTCTGCACCCTTAACAAACCCTGACAAAACAAAATCTATCGTTCCTTGCCTTCTTCTAGCACCCTCACCTATTTCAATATCTTCTCTAGTTTCCTCGCTTGTTTGGACTATTACAACAGGATATTGTTTGTCAGAAAGCTCATCAATATCAAAAGGTTGTCTTGTTACCTTTTTAATACTTGGACTAGATATACCACTAATGGTTGAAGCTATGTTTGATGCTATATTCTCTCTACTACTCATAATCTCATCTTTCTAATTTCTTTTTCCATAAACTGAACAAACTCTTTTTTTATAAGTTTTTCAGTACGTTTGTCAAAACCAAAAAACTCTCTTTTAGGTTCATTCAACACTTGGTTAAACAAGGCCCTTGATCTCATTTCTGCATTATTAAAAAATATAGATGCTTTCCTGGAAGATTTAACTTTGCCTGTAATAGAGCCTAACATTCTTCCTGTAAAAAATAAATCTACTTTTTGAGACTTACCTTCCTTTTGTAGTCTTTTTAAATACTGCTCACTATATGGTGCAAACCTTCTACGTCTAAAATCTTGTTCTTTTGATGTAAGTTCTTTTATAATTGATTGTAATCTAAAACTAGCTCTAGCCAGGCCCTTTCTAGTTATAGATGGAAACTTGTTAAAAAATTTGTCAAAGTTCTTTTGTATAGATTTGACGTTAGACTTAATACGAACGTCGACTGCCATTATCTAGTTAATCTTCTAAACCCATGCAAAGATTCTCTTTCATTAACTGATATTGATGCATTTGCATCAGAGTCATAGTTTACACCATCCTCTAATATTGATCTAAACTCTTTGTTATATTCTGACATATAATATTCTGCCATTCTCTCAAATCTATCTTTTTCTGCTTCAGGTCTAAACTTTGTCAAAGCTGGTAATAAGAATCTTCCTAAAAATAAATATACTCCAGCTCTTTCAAATTGATCTAAGTCAACTTTAGTGTTTACCATTTCCTCAGTGTTTAAGACCGTTATGTCTGTATAAACATTAGTTTTATATACAGGCCACCATTCTATTCTTAACTGCCTTAATATATCGTTTGTTGTTTGTGCAAAAAAATTAGTCGCCTCAGTAGATCCTGATGCAATACCAAAATCAAAAGTGTCAGGTTGATACTTTGTGACATCACTTGCTACGATTACATTTGCTCCAGTGAAATTAGCCATAATTACCAACAACCCACTTTAAAAATTTTTTAAGTTTTTTTTTTAGCTTTTTTAACATTCTTTTTCTTTTTAGGTTTTACTACTTTGTCAATTATTTTTTTTATTGGCTTTTCTATTTTAGATTTTACACTTTTTTCATTATGTAAACTCCAACCTCTTTGAGTCCAAATTTTGACATTGTTTTCATAGTCAACTTTTCTTCTCTCAATAATTGACCCATTTTTGTTGTTTATTAGTTTTACAAATTCAATAGTCATAATTTTCTATACCAGATATGGGGTGGATTAACCACCCCATATTTTTCTTATTTATTAAGACGCAATTGTGTCCGCAGTTAATTTAACTCCATAAGAATCATGAAGCTCACCAACTCCAAAGACCGCAGTTGCAACAATCTCATCAGCTCTTAGAGAGGCATCTCTTTGACTCTCAATTTTAAGATCTTGCATCATTGCTAGACCTAAAGCATCCTGTGAGAATACTCCACCAATAGAGTCGTCTGATCCATCTACTGAAATATTTGATGTTTCAAAGATTTGTATTCCAGCTATTGTTCCTACAAATCCTGATCTCATCGCTTCATTAGATAGTTCTGTTTCTCTACCAACAAATGTATTAGTCAAAGATTTTTTGACGTTAAATATTTGTTTTGGATGGAAAACACCATAGTATGGGCCAGGTGCTTTATTAGTTTTAAGCTCTGCCGCACACTCAAACAGATCTTGGACTGTCAATTCAGATCCAGCTCCAGGCCCTTTTTCTGTTGAAAAGCCTGTGAACAAAGCCGCAAGGTCAGTATCAATTTTAGTTGCAATTGACTCACCGAATAA